AGGTACATTGATTTCATCAATTACTTTATAAGCTTTTTCACTTGCTGTACAAACATCATTACCTGTGCCCGTAGCCACAAGAATGTAATCTCCAGCTGAAACAATATGGTCTTCGGTAACAATTTGATTGCCTTTCATAACAGGAGCTTTACCCATCATAACTTCACATAGATGTACATCATCCATAATATTTTCTAAACCATAAATAGGATAACCTGTAGGATCACGACCAGTTGATTTAGTGAAAGGAAAGTCAGGGATAGCTGCTACGACACCAACAGCTGTTTTGTTGGTTGTTCTTAATGTATCTTTACCATTAATTAAATCTAACATCCATTCTGCAGGATCTACTTTGTGTAGAGCTGTTTGAATATTAAATAGAGGCCAGCCAGGACGAGTAGTCCATTCTAAAGGTCTAGGTGATCCTTTATTATCAATAATGAATGCCAAATCAACATAACCTGTATAATTATGATAAACAAGAAAGTCTTCACATTTCTTTAATGTTTCATTAAATAAATTAGATTCTTTAACATACTTAACAACAGTACCCATCTCACCAGTGTTTACACCAAAGTTAGATGGCATAAGCTTTTTAAACTCAAAGTTCTCACAGATATGATTAGTAAAGCCTTGTGGACCAATCCAGCAACCAACAGCTATTTCAACACCAGGTACAAATTCTTGCATGATAAAAGGCATTTTACACTTACTTTTAGACTTCCATCTTTCTAACATGAACATCATATCAGCAGCTGATTTAGCTACATAACTTAAAGCTTTATCTGCATCACCAGAAGGTTTAGATACATACCTTACAGGGTTGTTCTTAACATGTTCAATAGCATCATTGTAATTTGTAAAGGTTTGAGAAGGTATGACATCCATGCCAGCTTTCTTTAAGATGTCTTGACCAAAACCTCTGTCTAATTCTAGATCAGATGTTAAGTCATTAGCACCTAGAATAGGATATCCTTTTTTATGATACTTCTCTAACTCACGCATTTGGTAAGCATTATCTGATAAAACAACTAGATCAGCCCAGTCCATATGAATTTGCCAGTTATAGACCCTAGGAACAAGTCCTTGACCTATTTTAGAGTCATCATGACCTGGTACTTTTCTTATCCATTGTTTTACTTCATGGCCATGAGCCATACATCTTACTGCAAAATCAACAAAGGCACCTGCTGGATCAATTAATAATATTTTCATTCTGCACCTATAGAAGTACCAGCTTTATAAGCTATTTGTTTAAGTAAACCACGGACAAGTCTTTCTGACATTGTAGTTTTTAAACCTTCATCAGCAATCTGTTTAATTCGTTTAGCTTCATTTTCAAAGTATAACATATCTTCTTTAGGTAAAAGTTTATTACCTACTAAAGCTCTATCAATCTTGTCAAACTTAGATAAGATTTCTTTAGGATTAGAGTTACCTAAGTAAGTTCTAACTCCATCTAATACTTCACCTTTAGAGTAAGTACCATCTTTAATAAGGGGAGCAAGTTTGTCAAAAGCTCTTGACTCATTAATATATGTTAATGAATGGTTAATATGATCTAAAAGCTCTGCTTTCTTTTCAGCTGCATAAGCATTACGATATTCTTTTTCAGCTTGACCTAGCCCTTGTTTTTCTAACCAACCATTATAAGCATCTCTTAGTTGAGTACGGATAACACCAGCTTCTTTTTCAGTAACTGCTTTATAACCTGTAGGAGGTGTAGATTTTTCTAATCCTTTACCCCATTCACGAATTAAGTTATCAACTGTATCATGAAACTCACCTCTAGTTTTAATATTGGCACTCATGTCAGTTTTAAGTTTACCTAAGATGTCACTACCTTGTGATTTAGATAATGTACCTTTATCAACTAATCTAGAGATTTCTTGTTGGAATGAACCAAACTCAGGTGAGTTAGAGAACTTAATAGTATTATTAGCACCCATAGATATTTCACCGACTTTAGGTCTTAATACACCTTCTCTAATATATTTAGAAGCAGGTCCTTCAAAGTCAGCAGGAACACCATACTTATCTCTTAATAGAGCTGTAGTAGCAGATTGTTTCTCATTACCAATAACACCTTCTACGTAACCTTTAATTCTTTTACCAAAAGATTTTTCTTGTTCTGTTGCGGCTTCCTTAACAAACATAGCTTTATCTTTTTCAGATAGTTTAGCCATATTGTTTAAGAAACCACCAGGGCTATGTAATAGACCAGAACCAATAAGTTTAGCACCAGTTAATAATTGTTTACCTGTAAAGTTTACGAGGCTTTCTGTACCACCAGAAGCTAATGAAGTTAATGCAAATTTAGTTACTGGAGAATAACCAGAAGCATCTAAATATTCATCAACAGCACCAAATGTAGCACCACCTACACCTCCAGAAAGAGCTCTAGCTGATGCAGGAGTATAGCCAAATGTTTTACCAGCTGTTTCAAGAACACCACCAATACCTTTAGTAATTGGACCACCAGGAAGTTTTCCTACAACTTTACCTGCTGTTTCTAATACTTTAGGACCAGCCAAACCTGTAAGGCCTCCAGCTATAGCACCACCATGGTATTTTTCTTTTAGCTTTTGGAAGTCAATATCACGAGTTTCACCTGATTGAAATAATGAAGCACCTTTTTCTTTAAGATAGTCGTAACCTTCTTTAAGAGGTTCTGCTACCATAGCTCCCATAGAAACAATATCAGTAGGTAATTTAACAGACTCTACACCAGGTTCTTTTTGAACTTGAACTTGTTTAGGTTGGCCTTGAGTAGTAGGAGTTGGTTTATATCTTTGTTTAACTTCTTTAAGATATTTAAGAGTTTCATCATCTAGTGTTGATAAGTCTTTTGATTGCATAAACTTATCAGCAACACCAGGACCAGCTTTATAGGCAATAGCAGCAACTAATGGATCTTGATATTTATCCATATGTTGTTTAAGATAAGATACACCACCCTTAATGTTTTCATCAGGATTAGATGGATCTACTTTAAGTTGTTCTGCAGTCCCTTTGATAAGTTGCATAGGTCCTTGAGCTGTAGAAGTAGGGGCTTTAGCTTTAGGATTAAAACTGCTTTCAATATGACCAATAGATAAAGCATAGGCAGGATCTACACCTTGACTGGTAGCTTCATCACGAATCTTTTTGGCAGTCATTAACTGCTCATCTGACATCTGTGAGAAATCAACCATTATAGACCTCGTTTAGCTAGTTCAGCATCTAAAGCATCCATTGAAATTGTAGCACTTTGTTTAGCAGCAGGTTTAGCTTCACCTTTCTTAGAAGGGAACATATCAGGTACTTTAGTTCCTTTTTTCTCTTCTAACCAAGTTTGGAAGTCTTTAGCTTTACCACCTTCTCTATGGAACTCAATAACATCATTAGCATTCCAAGGAATAATATCATTAAGTTTAATAATACCTTCTCGCATAGAATTAGCTTGTGCCTCATTAAGAGAACCAGCCTCAAGGGAAGCTCTAGCTCCATTGATAGCATTCTGTTTAATTTTAGCAATCTTCTCAAGCATAGTCATGTGACTTTGATTTGGACCTGCCGTTAAAGCAGCTGTTTCTTGATTAACTGCAGCTTCATTAAGTTTATAACGACCACCTGATGTTAAAGTAGCTGTTTGACGAACTAAATCAGTCATAACAGAACGATACATTTGTTTATCAGTATCTGTAAGTTTCATACCAATGGCTTTAGCATTAGCTCCTAATACACCATGATCAGATATATTATCATAAGTACCAGTTGAAGTAGAGATTCTACCAGAATTAGTAAGTTTCATAATGTTCTCAGCAGCACCTGGAATATAAACACCAGTAGTCTCATCTAAACCACCAGTAACTTCAAGCATAGCAGTTGTCATTGTATTAGCAGTAGCTCTTTCTTGCCATGACCCTTTACCACCACTAGTAGCTTGAGCTAAGTTCTTTTTAATTTGAGACTCTTTAAGTTGAGCATTAAGTTTATCTATACCAGTTGTTGAAGAATCAACTAATTGTTGTACAACTTTCTTGCGTTGGTCAGGATCAGTAATCTTCATTAATTCAGTAGCAGGAAAACCCATATCTTGTAATTGTAACATAGCCATTGACCATGCTCTATTACTATTGTTTTGACTAGGGTCAGCTTTAACTGATTCTAAAAAACCATTACCAATAGCAGAGCCAGTCTTTAATAACTTCTCTTGAGCAGTAATGTGTCTTTCTTGAGATAAAGCTTGTTTGCTTTCTAAATCTTGAGCAAAAGAAAGTTCTTCTTTATATTTAGATAATAAACCATTCTTACGGTATAGTTCAGCTCTATCATAAGCAGACTTAACAGCTGTTTGTGCTGAGCTTAGTTCTCTACCAGCAACCTTAACATTATCAGCAATAGTTGTAGTAGGTGTTTCAGTAGCAGTAGGAGCTTTATATCCTTCAACAGCACCAGTCTTTTCAGCTGGTTTATAAGACTCCATAATCTTAGTCATCTCATCTTCTGTTTTAGCACCTGAAATTTTATCTAAAACTTCTTTAGGAAGTTGTTCAATAGTTGCAGTAGCACCACTAGGAGACTTAATAGTAGTAGTGATATCAGGAGGTGCCATATCATAAGAAGATGTAGTTACACCAGGAGCTTCTTTTGGTTGAGCTTTAGGCATAGAAGGCATCATAGGAGCAGCTTTTCCTGCTTGCTGTTCTTGTTGAAGAGCCATCATATCAAGTTGTCTAGCTCTTGCTTCATCCATTTGAGCTTGTTTCATAGCTTGAAGTTTAATCATTTCTCCTTCAGCTTGAGCTACTTGCCTTTGTCTTTCGTAGAACGGGGTTAATTCACCAATTGCCATTTATATCTCCTTAACCAAAGAATCCAGCACTCAATCCTGCAGCACCAGCCATAATATTTTGTAATGCAGCAGTTTGTTGTGCATTTTGTTGATTTTGTTGGAACTGACCAGCTTGAACACCAAGATTTGCATTAGTAACACCAGCTTGTTGACCAAGAGTACTAACATATTGGTTAAACCAGTTTTGAGCTGTATTAGCTCCCTGTTCTTGTAATGAAGCTAAGGTACCACCAGAGATTGCTTGACCTGTAGCAGCAGCTTGTCTTTGAATGTTTTTAGCACCTTGTTGTTGAGCAAATTGATACCCAGGCATACCATAAACCATATTAGGGTTTTGCATAAGTTGATTAAGAGTTTGAGCAGATTGAGTTCTATATTTTGACCAAGGGTCAGCTGCTTGTGTAGCAGCACCTGGAGATTGTGGTGGATTCATTAAGTTATAAACACCAGCACCCACTTGAGCTAAGTTAGCTATACTCTTTAAACTACCCATAGCACCACCAGAACTCAAAGCACCTAATCCTGAAGCTGCTCCTGCACCTGCAGTAGAAGCACCTAAACCACCAGCTGTAGTTAGTAATCCAGATCCCATTTCACCTGTAGAACCTACAAAACCACCTGGAATTGATGATGTACCAAAGGCACTACCAAAGACATCTCCAACACCTTTTGTACCATAGTCTAGAATACCACCACCCATACCTAGTCCACCCATGATACCACCGCCAATACCACCTGTTAGGGCACCAACACCTACATCACCACCCACAACACCGCTGACGACAGCACCAGTAAGAGCTGAACCAACTACGTCAGCAGCTATACCTTCACCAATAACACTTGCTACAGCAGAAACACCCATAATTAATCCTTTATAATTTTACCTACTATAATATCCTCGTCAACATATCCTAAATGATGAAGAAGTCTACTAAAATCTTTATTGAACTTGATATGCCACATAATCTTGGCAACACCTCTTTGTTTTAAAAATCCCTCGGAAAGCGTAATTAGTCTAATACCTATCATACCTTTACGGTAATCAGGATGTAAATATAATAAGTCATTATTAGCATAAATTGTTGACTTATAATGTAAATGTGATGTTACAAAGAATATAGCATAACCAATTAGTTTAGCATCATCTCTAGCAGTAACAGTCATAATTAAACCACTATCATCTAAAGCTTTATAACGATCCCAATCAGGATCAAGTGGTATTACATCTTTGTTTACTGCTATTTCTTCATAGTGAAGTTTAATTAGTTCTTTGATATCTTCACTAACTTGGTGATACTTCTCAACACCAAATTTAATCATTTGAGCTCCTAGGTTGTACCTGGATCTACATCTACCTCACATGCTTGAAGTCTTAAAGGAACATCATCTGTACAAAAGAACTCGTAAGCTCTTCTTCTAAATGAACCATTTTGGTATGTAACACTTCGATTTGCATTCAAATCTATATTACGGTATTGTGACCAGTTGTTATAATCGTCATCAGTATGTCTTACTCTGAGTGTAGCCCCAATCTTATCACCTACAACTTCAAGTCTAGATATAAATTTACGCTTAGTAGAATTAGCATCTATTAAGTTAGTTCTTATTCTAAACTGTATTGGTCCTGCCTCATCAGTATAAGATGTCTCACTAATATTATACAACTTTCCGTCCAAATTGTCAAGTGAATATCCTTTATTATTGTAAGAAGTATAAAATACTCCATCAAGGATGTCTTCTTTATTATCAATATAAGATGTCCAAATACACCATTGTTTAGATTTAACATCTAATACTAAAGTCATATTGTCATTAAGTAAGTTAAGGACATAAAAGTAATGTCCTGCAACTTTTAATGAATAAGCTCTAACATCAGTTAATGTAGAGTTATTTAATATTCTTTCAATAGAAGCATCTGATACTTGAACTGGTCTCGTACCGTCAAGCATAAGAACCATTCTACCTGTATTTTGTCCTACACCTACCCATACAACAGTTTGTTCCATTTCAACTACAGAATCACCATTAGCACAACCAAATTCTATACGGAATGTTTGGTTAGGTAGTAAAGGTGAACCAACTGTATTACCTGCATCATAAAAGAACTCTGTAGACCATTGTCCAAAAGCTATTAAATAGTTTAAGTGTTTAGCTAATGCTACACCTTGATCAGGCTCTGCTTCTGCTGTGATAAAGTTTAAAGCATCCCAGTTAGTAGGGTTATTAGGTTCTGAGTTCCAAATCTTACCATCTTGTGTCATTACAAAGATGTAAGTATCAAAATAAGCAGCACCAGGTACTACTGTAGATGATGTTGGAAAACCATTTAATAATGCTGTAGCAGTTGCTGCAATACCAGCCCATTGTAATGTAGCTGTACCATCTGTAAATGGAGTACCAGAAGTATCAGTAGGAGGTGTAGTACTTGTTGTACCTGCTACCGTAACAGTAAATAATTGACCATTATAATAAACTTGTTGATTCTTTGTATATGCTGTATTAGCAGTCCAAGCAGTCCCGATAGTAACAGTAGGGGCAGTAACATAACCACTACCACCATTAGTAATTGTAATTGACTCTAATGTGTTACCTGTTATAGTACAATAGTCTGAATGAGCATTACTACCATCACCTGTAATAGTTGCTGTAGGTGCCGATGTATAGCCTGACCCTGGGTTAGTAATTGTAATACTTGTAATAGAACCACCAGATAAACCTAATGTAGCTGTAGCTCTTACCCCGCCTGCTAAATCTGGAGCAGAAAATGTCATAGTAGCAGTGGTATATCCAGTACCAGCATTATCTACATGAACTGTTAATAAACTACCACCTGACATATTAGCAGTACCTGTTGCTGTAGTACCACTAATAGGTGCTGTAAATGTTACTGAAGGTACTGAAATATAACCTGTACCACCAGTATTAATATTAACAATAGCTACTTTATCTGATGATAATTGTGTTAATGTAGTACCATCATAAGTATAAGCACTATCACCCTTTTGAATAAATAAATAAGTATCATTCAATGTTTTAGCAAAGTAACAAGGGTTATAAGGTCCTACTAAGGTACCTACTGTCGTAGTTGTAGTACCATCTGTTTGATAGACAATATTATTAACTACTGCTATAATTTTATTCTTAAATGTGTATAAACCTTGGCCTTTACCGCCAGAACCAAAAGTTACTCCAGCATAAGGTAGTCCAGGACGTTTAACAGCATAAACAGTTTCGCCATCTTTTTCAGCAAAACAATTAACCATTTTAGACCCTTTATTTGTTGAGCTATTTCTAAACTCAACTGGGTACACCATAGGAAGTCGTAAGGTTTCGGACATTATCTAAACCTTGATGATGCCATTCTCATATCTGGTTGGAACATAGTAGAAGCATTCTCTGTATCCCAAGCAGCTAGTCTTTCCTTATACATTTGAGCCCTTTGTGTAATTAGCACAGATTTTTGCTCAGGTACACCATAATCGAGGATAAGCTCTGAAGCTAGCCCCCAACGAAGTGCTTGATACCACTCTTGTGGGAAGTCAAAGGTTTCATTAGATTTATTAATGTCATAGATAGCTCTTTGAACAGTTAAATGTACTTCATAATTATTTGCTGTATTAACATCAGGTGTTAAGAATATTTTAAGGGTACCATAGTCAACATAAGGCCAGTATTGAATACTATTAGAAGTACCTGTAGTAAACTTACTACCTAAGAAGTTATATTCTTGTTGAGAAACAATAATAAGAGGTTGATCTACATAAGTGTTTGAAAGAGAAGTTACAGTAATTGTAGCAGGTGTAGTAAATGTACCACCTTGTACTGTTAAGACATCTCCTACAGAATAGCCACTACCTGCAGCTTGTAAACTAATAGAGCTAACAGTAGTACCTGTATATGTTAAATTAAATGTAGCTCCAGTACCTGTTCCACCAGTAACACTTACTGGATTAGTTGGTTGAACTGTATAATTTGTACCACCACTAAGTAAAGATACTTTACCTACAGCATTAGTAGGTTGACCTAAATTTCTTAAGAAAGCCTGTATAACTCTTAATGGTTTACTTTTATTTACATCATAAGAGCTACTAGGTCCAATAGTATAATCTGTTTGATTTGTTTTTAATGGAATAGTATATTCTTCAACAGTCCACATTTTAATGCCATCTGTCA